GCCAACAGATACGGAGCTGCTTTCGGCATCAGAGCCCCCGCTCGCAGATCGCGCGCTCTTCCGCACGCCGCTTCACCAGACCCGGTAGCGTGTCGCATACCGGCAGAGGCTTTTTCGTTTTCGGGTCGATAACGGTCCGGCAGTTCGCAAAGACCCACTGCGGCCGACCGCTATCGGATTCGTTGATCGCGCGGCACGCGCCGCGCAGGTCGCCCGCGTTGAAGCGCTTCGCCGTCGTGCTGTTGCAGTAGGCATGCGCGCCGACGTTGTATGCAAAGCTCACGGCCGCCGCGAGCTGATACGGACGACCTCTCAGCCCCGGCGTGCAACGCAGCACGGGTTCGGCGTGGGCGATCAGTTGCGTTTCGAGTGACGAGCGACACTCGGCCTCGCTGTACGCCCGGCCGACGACGACATCGCGCGTGTCGCCCATGCACTTTGTCGGGATGCCGACCGGATCGAGATACCCGACCAGTTTGACGCCCTCGAACTTCGGGACGACGGAAAAAAGAAGGGCTGCCGCAGCAGCCCCCACAACACCCACAAGAGTCGTCCTCCGCATTTCAGCCATCGTGCCTCTCCATCTCCAGAATGCGCATGTCCGATTCGCGCTGTTCCCGGCGATCCTTGCGCCACATAAAAAAGAAGTTGAGCCCAAACGTCGCGATTGCCGTCATGATCCCGACGATCACGCCGATATCCGTCAGCGTCAGTGAAGACGCAACAGCTGTAACACTTCCAACATAACTCGCCACCTCACTCGGACTCGCTCGCATCAGCCCCTCGCAATGAAAAAGGGCCGCCATATTTGGCGACCCGCTAAACGATTCCCGTCCCGTCAAGCACCATGAATCGCGAGTGATACTGCTCGCGAAAGCATGCGATATTCGGCGTTCTCCCACCGTTGTACAGCGCCGTTCCCCAAGACACATTCCCACCGTCAACGCGAATCGACGAGAGCTCAACCACCCCCGGGTCATAGCTCCACGCTCGATGAACGGAGTAGATGGCGGAAATCAGAACTGGCACGCCGTACGACCGAGAATGCCACGGCGGCGAAGGTGCGCCCTCGACTGTCCACCCAACACCGTTCATGTAATCCTCGAAGATCACATCGAGGACCCGGAGAAACGGCTTCGACGAATCCGCGACCAATCGTCCGCCAGCATCGAAAACCTGCAACCCGAAGTTTCCCGCGGCGACGGGTACTTGGTCGAACACGAACAGTCGGACGTTACATGGTCGCTCGGTGACAAACGTCACGGAATACGAACTTCCATTTCGCTTCGCACCCCACAGCGTGATTCCCACTGCGCCAGATGCGAGTACCGCGTACATCGGACCCGCCACTGACGAGAAAGTGAAAGTGACACTCGGAAGATCTATCATGAACGTCCGCCCAGCATCATTCCGTGCCAAAGGCAACGAACCGACCGCAGAATCCGCCGCCATCGATTGGACCATCTGGTAGTTCGGCGTTCGCCCGTCGATCTGATACACACCGGTATCAGTGAATGCCTGAAATCCTGCCGGCATCAATACACTCCAAAAACGATCCACCCGGGGACTCGGGTGTACGCGTTCGATCCGCTCGAGTTCGGGCTATACGACCAACTGATTCCCCCTGCATTAATCGAGACGACCGGCGACGGCTCGGCGCCCGATACACGAAAGAAAATCTGTTGCGGCATGAAGGCCCAAAACGGCTCCCCACCGGACATATCCGCCGCGACACTCCCATCGCTCCCGCCAGCCCAAGCAATCCCAACCACCCGTCCCGCTCGCGACTTGGCGTCGAGGATCGGACGACCTGCACCGTCGAAAATCTGAAGTCCGCTCGTCATCACCACATCCCCATGCGCACCCGCAGCACGCCGCTACCGTCGTAGACACGGACACTGCTACCATCCATCACAAGCCGATTTCCGCTGCCGTCCGCTGCGTTGATTTCGAACCAACCGGTCTTATCCAACCGCCATCCCTGCCGCCCCGCGATGTAGTTGTCGGACTGGATATAGTTGCCGATCATCGCGTTCGTGATCCAGCCTGCACCGATCAGCGCCTGCCGCAAAAACACTTGCCCGCCTTGCACAACGAACGGCGCGCCGATCACGCCCGCACCGTCCTCGTCGATCACGGCGAATCGCTTCGCAGACACAAGCACCTGCGATTCGACGATGCCGTTGTCGTTGTCCATGCCCACGCCGATCGATGCCATGTACTTACGCCCGTCGACGGTCGTCTGCACCTTGATCTGATACGACGCCGCGACGCGTCCGTTCAGATCGGCGTAGGACTGCGCCACGGTTTGTACCGCGGCCGCGTTGTCGTTCACCTTCGCCTGTACAGTCGTGATGTCCTGCGCCATCGCACGATCAGCTTCGACACGCGCAATCGTCTCCTTCTGCACCGCGGCGTCCAGCAGATTCGAGCCCGAGTGCAACTGGGCCGCGACTGTTTCGACTTTCTTCGCGACCGCCATATCGCCCTCGGCGATCGCCGCCTGCAGCGACCACACGCCAGCATTGAGCCTTTCGTCGCCCGCGTAGATCGTTGCGTCGCCGGCCATCGGCGGGGTGATTAGGTCGATCGGCGCGCGCAGCTCCGTGCCAAGCGCCGACTTCCCGATCTGGCCGGCGAAATACTTCTCGTAGTCGCTTTGATCCGTGCTCGGCTGCCCCTGCACGCCCGGCCCCTTCGCCGGGAACCACGGCCCGACGTTGCCGGACGTGTCGACCAGGCGCGCCCAGAAATAAGACACCTGCCCGACTGCGAGCCCCTGATACGACGTCGACGCCTGCGGATACGCGAAGTCGGAGAACTTGGTCGCGTCGTCGCGATTCGGCGTGCGGCTGTACCAGATCTCCGTTCGCTGCGTGTCTCCAGCGGAACCGTCACCCGGAAACGCCCATTTCAGATCGATCCCGTACACGATGCCCGCCGCAGTCAGCGACACGACCGACGGCGGCGGAGTGGTTTTCCCGGTCAGTTGCGTATCGACGCCGTACGCCGGAATCGATGTCACGCCGAGCGCGTTCTCGGCGCGCACCCGCGCGAGGTACTTGCCCTGATAGATTCCCGGCACCTCGACCTGTAGGCCGCCTGTCGACGGCACCTTCACCCACTCGCCGTTATCCTTCCGCCATTCGACGACGTAGCTTGTCGCGTGGTTCGCTGCATCCCACGCGATCACCATCGTTGTTTTCGAAATGCCCTGATCGACCACCGAGTATGTCGAGAGGCGGACGTTCGACGGCGGCGGCTGCACCGATGGCGGAACGATCGTGATCGGCCGTTGCTGAATCTGTGCGCCGTCGTCGATCGCCGCGTACTTCCCCGGCTCGTACTGCGTCGCGTTGATCGTGTAGACGATCTGGCCGTCGTCGTCGCTTTCCTGCACGCTCACCACGCGATACTGCTGCGCCGCGAGCTCGCGGCTTTCGATCATCCACACAGCGCCCGGCACCGGATCGGCGTCGAAGCGCTCGGCGAGCGTGACCGTGTCGCCGTCGACCGACTTGACCGCGCGCGCCTGGGCAATACCCGACGGCAGAATCGCCGTGAAGCGATCGCCGGCGGCGATTGTCGGCGCCTTGTCGAGCGTGACCCTTTCGCCGGCCGCCGCGCGGATGCGCCCGCCGATCCGGCGGCCAGCCTTCTTTGGGTCGGCAACGGCGATCACCTGTCCCGGCGCACAAAGCGTCCCGTCGAGCCCGACCTGAAACGACACCGTCCCGGTCTCGTACCGCGACGTCAGCAGCAGCCAGCGCCCGAGCCGGTGTGCCTGCGCCTGCGACGTGCAGCCGAACGCCGTGACCTCCGTCTTGATGACGCCATATCGCGCAATCCCGTCGTCGTCCTGCACGGGCTCGACAGCTTGCTTGTACTGGTTCGTCGGATCGTTGTAGCTGACGAGCGCAACCGTGTAACGCGTCTTGCGTTCGCTGCCGACGTACTTGAATGAACCACCGACGACATTCGCGGCCGTGTACAGGTAGACCGGATCGGATGGCATATCGGCCGACGCGACCACCGACCCGGCGCCCCAGTACGAAATGCCGCGAAAGACGCTCGCGAGATCCTGTACCACCTTAAATGCGTCCGCGCGCGTCTGAAGCACGCAGTTGCAGGTGAAGCGCGGCTCCTTGCCGCCCTTCCCGTCGGACACGAGTTCGTCGCAGTAACGCGCGATTGCGTACAGCGCCCACTTATCGACCATCGAAGCATCGACACGGTCGCCCAATCCGTTGAGCTTGTCGAGAAGTAGGCCGTAGTAGACCCACGCCGGATTGTTCGTCCATGCTGCCTTGAACGTACCGTCCCATGTACCCGAGTACGTACGCGTCTCCGGGTCGTAGTTTGTCGGGACTCGGAAGATCATCCCTCGCACGTGATACGAACGCACTGGCACGCTCGAGAACGAACGTGCGTCGAACGCCATACCGACAAGCGCCGTCATCGGATAGCGGAGCTTCCGATCGATGATCTCGGTAATCGCCTCGATGTTGATCGCGTCGGCGATCGTCGCCGTGTGCGCGTTCGGCGTGATGCGGCGCACGCGGATCAACCAACCATTTTTTGCGCGCGGCAGCTCGATCCGATGCGAGCGCTCATAGAGCGACGTTGTCTTGCCGTCGAACGCACCGGCCAGCACCTGCGCATACGACCCGCCGTCGACCGACAAGTCGATCGCATAGTCGACGCGATAGCCCGTGATATTGCCGTTCGACGTGTCCTGACGCTGTAGCGCCGGCACACCGAAGCGCACGCGCACCGCAGTCAGTTGCGTATTCTGGATTTGGCGCACCCACGGCGCGTCGGACGTCAGCGGCACGCCGACGCCGGCCTCACGCTCGACGGCCGGAAAACCCGGGATGTAGTCCTGATCCTGCGTGCCGGTTCGCGCGTCGACGGTGTAGTTCTGGAAATTCAGCGAGCCGTCCGCGTTCTGGATCGGCGTGCCGTCGAGATAGACCGACTGCAGGCCATTCACCAGCCCCACGATGGGCCCCGCCGAGATCACGTCGAGCACCTTCGCGCGCGCAATCGAATGCAGGCTGTCGGGCGATTCACTGCTGCCACCGCCACCACCACCTCCCTTGGCGCCGTAGATGCGCTTCACCCCGCCTTCAGCATGGACCTTCTTCAAACCTGATCCTCCGCATAGATTCCCGAACTGACCACCTTCGAGCCGACGACCATTTCGCCGATGACGAGCGGCACCGGCTCGCCCTGCGCAGCGCTGTTCACGGGTCCGTTGAAGTAGTACGACGTGCCGTTGTTCGCCGTCCCCGCGAGGCCGGCCTGTTGCGGACTGAGCATCTGCACGATGCCGCCCAGCGCCATCGACGCGCCGAGCCCCATCAGCGATGTGCCCCACGGCTGCGCGAAACCGAACGTCGCCACCGCGCCAACGGCAACGAGTGCGGCGCCGAGAATCGTGTTGAAGAGCCCGCCGCGCTTACTGCCGACGATTACCGGCGCAATGCGGATCTCGTCGCGCCCGACCGGATGCTCGAGCTCGTCCTCGTCGAGATTGCGCCGGCCGTTGAACACGGCGAACGTGAGGCCGGCGTCGCGCGCCGACGTCAGGAACGCCCGGAAGCCGGGAATCAGCACCGACAACGCCCGCACCGCCTCCGCGGTCGACGAGACGGCAAGGCGGTGAATGCGTCCGAAACGCACGCCGAGCGTGCCGTACAGCCTTATCGTGCGAAGCGTCTCGCTCACTTCCTGTCTCCCACGTAGCGCAGCACCGTCGTACAGCAATCAACCCACATCCCGCCCCACACCGCGCGCGCCGACAAACTGTCGCGCATGTGATGCAGGAACTTCCCGTCGCCCAGATACACGCCCGCGTGATTCGGCACGCCGTTCTTGCTACGGATCTGCATCAGCAACACGTCGCCAACTTGCAACGTCACGTCGCGGCCGACGTCGAGAAAGCCGGCCTCCTGATAGTGGTTGAGGTAGAGGTTCGACCGACCGTCGTTCCACCACTCGTCCTCGCGCTCGAAGTCGGGTAACGCGACGCCGCGCTCGGCGAGATACCAGTCGCGCACGATCGCGTAGCAGTCGTGCACACCATGCACGAATGGGCGACCGACCAACCGCGCGACATAGCCGTCTGGCTCGAACGCGCACCAGTCGTCGACGCCGATCGATCCGTCGGCCTGCACGCCGAGCGACACGATCACCCACTTCGCGATGCCGCTGCGCTCGCACATCGCGCGATCCGCTTCGCTCGGCTGCGCCAACGCCCCCGGATGCGAATGCACGAGAGCTGCGATCTCGCCAGCATCTTCCGCGGCGGCGTAGTCCTCGGATGCGAGCGCGAATTGGTCCGTCGGCGCGGCTGCGAGGTTTCGGCAGGGCACGTACGTCTCGCCGATCGCCGTCTTCACGACCAACCCGCAGCACTCGCGCGGATACTCTGCGATCGCGTGCGCCTCGATCGCCTTCTTGATTTGTTCGTCCATAAAAAAACCCGCCGTGTGGCGGGTCCTCATATCGAAACTGTTTCGTGCATCACGCCATCGTGTCGCACAGGAAGCCGTCGAACGGCAATGGGTTGTTCACACCGAATCGACGTTCGCAACCGCTGATCTTCTTGCTGCATCGATCGAGCGCGGGATCGCTTACCGGGTTGTCGTCCTTGTCGAAACACGCCGCTCCGGTATAGCCGCACTCGGGACCGCGATACCCCAATTGGCAGATCGAAATGATCTGCCGCTTCGGCAGTTGCTGGCCGCCAAAGTCGAGCGGCGACGACAGCGTGAATTCGACGTGCAATCCCGGCTGCTCGTCGCTCTTCTGCTCGATCCGCCACTGCTGCGGCGGCAATTCTTCGTTCGGGTCCGCCGTCGGATTGCCGGCCGGAAAGTTCACGGCGTCGAGGTAGCGCGCGAGTGTCCGGCGCCGGAACACCTTCGCGCCGACGAGATCACCAAGCGCAACGCACAGCGCCGAAATCGTTCCGTTGATGTCACCCACCCGCAGCGTCGGCGATGGCTGCTGCGCGTCGGATGTCTGCTCGAAGCCGGTGGCCTGAATCGGCCACGACCTGTACTCGCGCCCCTGCCATACGATCGACGTCGACTGAAGATGCCGATGAAAGCGCAGCACGTCGGCGCCGATTTCCGTACAGTCGACTTCGAAAAACTCAATCAGACGGCCCGGCTCCAGCTGCTGGACGTCTGCCGTTACACTCACTTCGCCGCCTCCAATTCCGCAATCCGCCTGAGCGCGTCCTGTAACGCCGCATCCGTCTCGAGCAAGCCGGCCAACAGCACGCCGACGGCATTCGTGTAACGGAAGGTCAGCGACGGCCGCCCCTTCGACGGCCCGCTCTCGCCGAAAATTTCCTTGCCTCTCTCGTCGTACTGACGCACGATGAAATCGCCGTCCTCGTCGATCTCGGGCCCCTCGCCGAGCAGTTCCGGGAAATCCCACCACTCGTTTGCGATGACGCCAGCCTGTCGCCCCGCTTCCGGACTGCTTTTTTGCAGAAACGTCACGCCCCGCTTACCGCGCAGCCGCGCCATTACGTTCTCAAGCGTCTGGATATCGGATTTGAAAGCACGATCGGACGCCTGATTGAAATTCGAAGCGGTCAACACCCCGAACGTTGTCGCGTTGTAGTTGACGCACTGCAATTCGGCGACCGAGGTGTTGCTGGAAATCCGAAACTGCGCGCCGACGGTATTGTTCAGCCCGGAAAATCCGAGGTAGCTAAGACCGCCCATTCCGTTCAGGTACAGCGACGCTTGCGTATGAAGCCCTGTTGCGCCGACGGCGATTTCCTGCGCCTGCGTGAACGTCTTCTTCGTCCCGACGTATTGCGGCGTGTCAAGCGTCATCGGTTGTGCAAGGTTGCCGCTGTGCCAGAGATAGCCGAGGTATTTGCCGTCGACCGTCGCCCCGAGCTGGCCAGCCGTCTTCTTCCCCCAGTCGAACCGAAGGGCGTTCCCCTTGTCGCACACTGCGACTACCTCGTCGTTGACACGAAACGTATGGTCGCTGAGTAGGTATTGGTACGATCCTCCGGCGTCTAAAGACCACCACCCCACCGACCCGCTATTTCCGTAGAAATAGCCAGGCATCTTGCCAAGCACAAGGTGCCCTTCGTCGTTCTGAGCCGCCACAAAGAGATCGCTACCCACGGTCAGCTTGCCGCCGACGACCTCGTCCCACATCATCTTGCCGCGCTCGGCGACGTGCCAGATCTTCACACCGTCAGACACGTACTTCGCCCAGTCGCCGGTATTCAGCACGGTCAACTGAGACAGATCACCCGCCTGCAACTTGATCGATACCTTCTCCTGTACGTTGAACAGGTGAATGCAGGAATTCGGCCGCACCGACGACGCGGGCGGGAGCCCGATTGCCTTTCCCGCATTGGCGATCCACAGCCCGAACCGTTTTCCGACATCGTCCGGCGTCAGGTCCGTACTATCGTTGAAATACCCGATATCGAGCGGGGTCGAGCGTTCGACCACACCGAAATTCTCGTTCGTCTTGGTGTGTGCGACGCGGTTGTTGTCGCCGCCGCTTCCGCCGGGCGGCTCGCCCATGATGATTTTTTGAAGTACCGACATCTGAACTCCTACACAGAGAATGTCTCTTCGAACTGCGCCGTCATCGTATAGACGGCGCCATTCTTGATCGGCTCGGAATACTTTTCGCAGACGAAGAGTCCGCGGGCGCGAAGCGGCGGCGTCCAGTAGAACGACTCCGCGCCCGCATGCCGATCGAGGAAATCGATGATCGCGGCAACCTTCGCCGCGTTACCGACAAACCGCAGATTGAATGTCGATTCGCGATTATTCAGGCCGTCCGCGGCCCGCTGGGTGTAGCCGTCGCCGAACTGGGCTTTGCGCACACGCAGCGTCGTATCGCCGCCGTGCCCTTGTACCGTCGACGGCCATTCAAATGTGTCTTTCATCCTGCAATCCCGTTTTGCGCTCTCCACAAGGTTCCGCCCTGCCGGCGTTCACGTTGTATGAGCTCGCGTATCATCTGTTCCAGCATCTTTCGGAACTCCCCAACCGCGATCAGGCTCGCGGGGTTCGACGATCCGCCCTCGATCGAAACTGGCGCGCTGACCGAGATCCCGCCGTTGCGCGCCGGCGAATCCCCTCCTCCCGCGCTCCCGCCAACGAGCCCACCCGCGGCGAATCGCGCGAAGCCGGATCGCCCCCCTGCGTTCAATCGCTCAAGGTGTGCGCGCACGCCCGGCTGCGACACCACTGCGGCGCGGACCACGAACTCGCCGTTCGAAAGCTGCGCCGGGATGCTGTCGCTCGTGGACGTGCCCGGTCCCCACACCGCCCCGCCCGTCGCGAGATGAAAGCCGTAGGCGTTCGAGCCGACAGCCGCGCTTGCCGCACCACCGAGCGCGCCGACGGCATCAGAGACACCGC